GCACATATTCGCCGCCCTCTTCAAGCAGCATGAAGTCTCCGGTCGCGTCGACCCCGGAATATTGCTCCTTCAGGCTCTCCTTGAGCCGGCTATAGGCGGCGTCGCCCAGCTCATTCGGGAACTTGATCGCACCGCTGGCCATCACCCCCTTGCGGAGCAGGTTCGCCATCGCCTTTTCGGCAAGGTGGGCCAGGCCGATGGTGTCGGCGGCGACATCGAGGAGGCCCAGACCGTGCAAACCGTCGAGCGAGACCGGCGCGCGGAAGTGGAAGACATCGGCGGCAGAGAGATACTCCGGCCGCCCCCCATCCTTAGGCGTATGCTTGAAGCGCAGCGCGCCGCCCACCAGCTCCTTCTTGACGGTCTTACGGGCGAAGGGGACCAGCGCCTGAATATCGGAGCCCATGCGGACGACGCGCGCGTACGCGTTCCCGTCGAACAGGGCGGCGAGCTGCATGAAGCTCTTGAACTCGCTCGGCGTCATCGCGCCGTTGCCCAAGGGGTCCGTCTTCAGGATCGAGTGAAGCGGGTGATCCTTCGCCTTCTCGGTCGTGCCGTCCGGCTTGCGGCGGAACAGCGAGAGCGGCAGCATGCCCATAGAGCCTGCGATCAGCGAGGTTCCTCGGTAGAACACCGAGTTCCGCATTGCCATCTTGTCACTTACCGTGACGCCCGACATCGCCTCGCGTCCGCCGCGCAGGAACGCCACCAGCATCGGGTCGTCGCCATCTTTGATGTCGTGCACGGTGTACGCGTAGAGGTGGCGAGGATCGCCAGCGCGCAGCGGGCCAGCCATAGAGCGACGGCCGCCGGCCGCGCGCCGATAATCATCGGGCGAGTTGAAAGCCATTCGCCCTCCTTCAGACCCGGCGAACGCCGCGGCTCTCGTACACCGACTTCTTCTTCGGCTTTTCGGCGGCGGTCGCGGCCCCGACGCCCATGGCGATCGTGACCATCCCGTCGATGCGGCCCCTCGACCGCTTCTTGTTGAAAGCCCGGTTGCCCTGGCCGTCAGCATCAAGCACCGCGTTGGCGGCGCAGGAGTAGGTGACCGGTGAAGCGTCGATAAGGATGCGCTGTTCGAGGATGCGGTCCTCGGTGCGCGTAATGGAATGCGGCATGCAGAGCTGCCGATCCTCGAACATCACGCGCGTACCCTGCGCATGCTTGACTATCTTGAGCCCGCGGCCCTCCGGCTTGCCGGGCCCTTCCCAAAGCCACCATTGAAGGCCGACTTCGTCGCAGGCGTCGGTGAAGGCGTTCAGGAAGGCGGAGTCGACAACCAGCGCCTCAACCTCATGCTCGGCGACGAGCTGGGCCACTTGGGCGGCGACGTACGTGTAGTCGATAGTCGGGCCGGGAGTGGCGACTAGATATTTGTCCTCTACCCAGTCGAGATATGGCGCCTTGTCAGCATCCGCCCGCTCTTCCAGCCCTTCTTCAGCCGTCCAGTACCAGGTCTTCGAGGCGAGCAGATCCTCGGGCAGCTCCCACGTTCCGGTGAGAGCGGTGAGATCGTTCTTTTGGCTCAAGTCTAGGGACAACCAGCACTTCCGGCCCTGCATGGCGCGGGCTTCGACGATGCCTTGAACGGCGGTCCACTTGTCCTCGGCAATCCAGAAGTCGGCGGCGGCAGAATCGATGCCGAAGTATAGGCGCTTCACGCTGGACTTGGTCGAGGGCCGGAGCTTGGCGGAGTTGACCGTCTCCCGGATATTCTCAATCGGGAAGGTCTCGCCCAGCGCCGGCAGCGACTTCTGCCAGCAAGCCTCGTTCTCTAGCACGTTCTCCCGGTCGGCTTTGTCGATCCGGGCGATAAAGCTGAACGCCGTGTCGTCGCGCGCTTCGCCCTTCGCGATCTGCTGGTACATATCGGACCAGGACGTGCCGACGTGCTGTGACGAGCGAGCCGGCGTATTGGTGCCGAGGAGCATCAGGGCATTGCCCGCGACCTTGTCGATCGCGGCCTTCCACGTCAGCAGCGCCGACTCCGACTTCAGCTCGTGGATCTCGTCACCGGCCACATAGGACGGGCGCGGCCCCGACTGGGATTCGCCGCTGGCGATCGGCATGAAGAACGAGCCGCTCTCCGGATGCTCGATCTTCCAGGCGTTCTCCAGCTCGCCGCGGATGATAACCTCACCCAGCCGCTCGAGGCTTTCGCCTTCCTCGCCGCCCGGAATGTCAGCACGGCACATCGCGGCGGCGTCGCGGAATAGGACGTTGGCAGTCGCCTTGTCCTCGCCGATCGCAAAGCACTGCGCCCGCGAAATATCGCACCAGCCCATGATGTAGACGCCGATCGCGCCCATGAGCGGCGACTTCGCCTGCCCTTTCCCGGTTTCCAACCAGCCGGTGCGGAAGCGCCAGCGGTTGGTGCTTGTCCGCCAGCCGAAGAGGCTCCCGCCGACGAAGGTATGCCACTCCAGCGGATAGAACGGCTCGCCCGCGGCGGGGCCGTCCGTGACCTGGAAGACCGAAGGCAGGAACTCAAGAAAGTGCGCGGCCTCTTCGGGGCGCCAGTAGATGCCGCGCTTTTCACCGTCGCGTATGTCGCGCAGGTGACGCTCGGCCGCATGCCGGACCAGCTCGCCCGCGGTGAACAGCTTCCCGTCGACCGCTGCCTTTGCCCAGGCCGTCGTCGGGTCGGGGTCCGCGAGAAAGCGATTAGCCACCGCGGTTCTTCAGGTAGCGATCGGCGCCGGTGGCGCGGCGAGTGGTCTTCGCAACCTTGGCGCCCGCGCCCCGCTCGCGCGGGCTGATGCAGAGTTCCTTTTCCAGCGCCTGCGCTTGGCTCGCGGCGTTCGACATTGTCGTCCACCACGGGTTGTAGGTCGGCACCCCGGTTCGCTTGGCCTTCATGACCAGCCCGGCCTTCAGCACCTCGCGCGCGCTGATGTCGAAGGTGACGTAGGCGACGACCAGGCGCTTGATCGAGTGGGCGTTGGCAACCGCCAGCTTCTCGGCCGCGCGCATCTCGCCAAGGATCTCGCGCCAATAAGCACTAGCGGCTTCGCGGTCGGCTGCTCGCCCAAAGATGGTGCGCCAATTCGGCTCGGGTGGAATGCCGTCGCTGCCGGCGATCAGGCTCAGGTCGACCATGGGATGATCTCCGGAAAGTGAGCCGAAACCCTCCCCCCTCAAAAACTGCTCGCGGCGCGCATGGATGGGCCGCTGGGTGTCCGCCCCCCTGCCCCCTCACACTTTCGACCGGGGGGTGGGTCCAGCCGCTGCGCGCGGTGGCGCGCCGCTGCGTCGTCAGATGGCCTTCACCAGCTCCAGCGCTTGGGCTTCCGTGAAGCCCTCGGCCACGTAGGCAAGGAAGATGGCGCGCTTGGCATGGGCAACGTCGGCAGCAACCTCAGCCATCGAGCACCACAGCTGCACCAGGTTCTTCACGGCCTCGGGCAGGTTCTCGCGTGGGCGTTCGGCGCGGGTGGGTTCGTCCGTCATGCTCTAGGTCCTGTTCCATGGGTGGTCTGGGCTGGTCGGTCGGCCGTCCTTGCCCACTCCCCTCGCCTCGACCGGAGCCGCGTGACCGAACTGCTCGGCGGTCACCTCGGCATGGCAGGCGTCGTCCAGGTTCCTCGTGTTGTCGTCCACGTCCTCCCCGCCAAGGGCGAGCGGGACGATATGGTCGACGACGGTAGCCAGCCGGACGATGTCGCGGTCCAGGCATCGCTCGCAGAGGCCGTTGGTGCGAGCCATGCGGCGGGCTCGGGCTCGCTGCCCAGCGCGGCCACGAAGGCGCTCACCCATCAGGCGTTCCTTGGGTGGAGGAGTGGAGCCGCAGAGAGGAATCGAACCTCTGACCAGCGCTTTACGAGAGCGCAGCTCTACCACTGAGCTACCACGGCAGGAGGGTCCCGCCGCACTCCTGTCTCGCCGGATCGTTGGGGCGTGACGGCGGATTGAGGGGCGGCGGAATAGGGAAGGCTGGAGACCGATGATGCTTTGTGCATCAGCTATCTGCGCAATCGGCAGTTCGAGGGCAGCTCGGACAAACACTGCCAGCTCAGGCCCGATGCCGAAGCAGAGCGGGAACATTGGCGCCTGCTCAGGAGCAGGCCGGGTTTCTAGAATGGCGTAGCACTGCCGCGTCAACACCCCTTCAGGGTCGGCGCGGGGTGGTCGGGATGCGCAGTGGCGTGGTGACCAAGAACATCTATCCCGCAAGCTGCTCATGCAGCGGTGTCCGTTGAGGACGGGTTGCCGTCTAACACAGCAGGAAGCACACGCCAAGCCTCTACTTTCAAGGACATCAGGCCGCCAGCCAAGCCTACGGTGACCCACGATCCACCGTCGCTCTCCTCGACGGTACAGGGCAAGCCAGCCAGGGCAGGAGCGTCTTGGATCACCACGTCCTCGCCGACCTGGAACTCCTTGCGCACCGAACGCAGCGCCTTCCGCCGCGCCCTTACGGTTCGCATCTGCTCGGCCCGATGACGTCGTGCAGCCTCACGAACCTCAGCTTCGCGCATCGCCTCAGCTTGCGCGGTAGCGTCCGCCTCTGCCTCCCGCAGGCCCGCCACGCTGCTCTCGCTCACCAGCGGCACCCGCCCGCCCAGCTGGAAGATCGTGAAGCTGGGGTGTGCGCTCGCCGGGTCAGCGGCGACGCGGACCAGATCGTGAAGCTCGGTTCCCCAGGCGAACACGAAGCCCGGTAGGATCGGCACGTCGACCTCTATCAGCCGCCTCCGAAGGCCTAACACCAGCTGCCGGCGCTGGCCGGGCGCTGGCCGCCGGATCGTCCGGACAGGCGCCCAGACGCTGAAGCCCGCAGCCGCCAGGGACTTAGCCAGGGGCAGAGTCTTTCCCCCGCTGGTCTGAAGGATGCACCACCCTTCGAGCTGCCCCCTCCCCGTCCTATCCATCGCAACCCGCTCCCACGCCAGCAGCCGACCAGCCGCGCACCACCCGAAAATCTACCGCTCGCTCGATTCCCCCGCGCCGGGGTTCGGTGCAGGGTGCCGGGGGCCCCCCTTT